CCTGAATCAAGATCAGATATGGCTTTTTTACTTAGGTCAAAGTCTCTGATGTCTTCGGCAGAACCATCGTTCATTTTCGACAAGAAGAGTAGAGTTTATGCTTTATCAGCACACATGTTGTATAATCCAGTAGTTAAAATAGTGAAACATGAAAGAGAATTTTCGATGAAATCATTAACGTTCGATTCTGTTAAGAAATGCAAGGCAATGAGTTTAGTAAGATATGTAAACTCGTTGGAAAAGCATGAGAATGAAAACACAACAGAACATATAGATATAATTTTCAAAAGGTACAGGTCATATGAATTGGTAGATGCTTTGTACACAGATGTTAGTGAGGAATTTTCATATAGGTATTTAGAGTCATCTAGAGGAATGGTTCAATTCGAGTTCCACAAAGCAAATTATTTTAAATTAATCCCTTTAAAGAAATGTGTCACAAAAAAATGGTTTGGAAAAGAAGTTAGGGTTTCAAACACTCTTTTAGAATATTCTTGGTCGAAGTACAAAAACTTATACAAGTGGCTAAGTGATGAATATGATGAGACATTCAAAAACTCTCCATTTGAAACTCATGAATCCATGGCATCATTTATTGAAACAGAAGTAGACTACAATAGTGTTCCAGAGATTTTAAGTGATATAAAGGCTAGAGATTTCAGAACAATGATGAGTGACCACATAAGCAGATTCAAGAGACACTTCAAACATGGGATAGAAGAAGGCAGAACATTAAAACCAAATGGATTTGACGAGAAACTCAACTTTGTAGTAAAAACATTCACATCACACTTAACCCTAGAAGAAAAAGTAGGTTTGATAATTAAACTAGGTTTAACAAAAGAAGATATAGAACAACTCTCAGACATGTCGAAGACAGGGAAGAAATTATCTATAGTACTCAACTTTATATTGAATGCAGATAAAAAGGAATTGATAAGCCAGCTCAAATCTGAAAAAGAGGGAAAGATTTACTATTTTCCAAAACCACAGAGGAGGAATAAAGATGGAGAATGGAAAGGACATGGTTTGATGGAACTAGTTATAAGTGGTATAATTTTTAACATAAGAGTGTTTGATGACAATGCTGTAATAGAAACAACAAACAGAATATATGCAGATATATATAGAAAGGAGATAGTGGATATTTTGTTATCAAATGGATATGTACCTTACCAATCAGAGAATTTCAAAATAAACAAGATTAGGTCTATATTGACAGAACAAGACAAAAGGAAATACA